GACTACCACTTGCCGGACTGCTGTTATAAACAACTTCGCCCAGAGTGTGATAGCCTTCTGTTGGAGCGGCGTTACCGGCTTCAAAGGCATACAAGGAAACGCCTTTGAGTAGTGACATTTTAGACCTATCAATCACATTTGCCGCGATGATAGTTGCACCAGAAATATTTCCTTGTCCACTGTAAATCAGTGCATCATTGTATCTTACCGCACTATTTCCAATTAAGCAAAGTCCTTTAATGTAGCTCAAATTCATCGCAATCTGGCTTGTTGCACCTTCGTTGTTATTCAGATAGCAATTTCTAACTGACAATCCCTCTGTATGTGCACTGTCATTACCCTCGCAGTTAATACACTCGCCGTTCATCCATTCAAAATAGCAGGCATCAACATCAATGTTATATCGAACGGCATTAACAGGATTGATAAGAATGCCTCGTTGCCCCTCAAAGTTACACTTTAGGAATTTGATATTTGCACCACTATAGAGAATCACAACATTATATGCGACTTTAGTGTTATCAATAGGCAAGGCGAAATCGCAAGAATCAAATAGCCAGCTATTAGCTTGTTCGAGTAGTCTTACATTGGAAGGGCTTGCCGCATTATTTTGACCAAATACACAATTTCTAACGGTAAAAGTCCATGCATGGTCGGCAATTATAGAACTGGTGAAACGCCTAAAAATGATATTCTCAAGCACCCATTTCTGCGCCCGCTTGAATTTTAGGCAAACACCTTCGGCGTTAATGTTAAAGAGTGTCATATTTCTGATATATGATTCTTGTGTTGTTGTATTGTCTGGCATTTCAAAGTCAAACAGTGTATTAGCTTCTGACCTAAGAATAGTAGCATAGATATTCTCACCGAACATTTGAAGTCTGCGTGCTTTTGTTGTATCTAAATGCAAACTCGCCGTGATTCTGTATTCGCCGTTCGGCACATAGATAGGCGTTTTATTTGTCTGGAAATTTTCAATCGCCGCCTGAAATGCCGCTGTATCATCATGTACAGCATCGCCAACAGCGCCGAAATCACGCACGTTAATTACATGAATAGTACCGCTACCTATTTTAGCCTCAAGAGCCGCATCTGCTTCTTCTCTGGCCGTTGCTTCGGCGATAATCTTTGTATCAAGTGCCGCATCTGCTTCTTCTCTGGCCGTTGCTTCGGCGATAATCTTTGTATCAAGTGCCGCATCTCCGGTTTCTCTTGCTGTAATTTCATCCTGCAACTTGCCGGAAATCGTATTCACTTCATTTGCGATAGTATCGCTAAGCATAACAAATAGATCGTGAACGTTGGTTTTCTTGCAGTTTGACCCCTCAACATACTTGTCACCAGCGGTAATATTTTTTGTAATCAGTAATAGGTCATTTTCCAACCAAACCCAATCTCCGGTCTTATGGTCAATGCTTGCCGTAGTGTTGTGTTGTTCATCGTATGGAGTAATTGCCAACCTCACGCTATCCCATAGCGCTGAAAAATTGCCTATTTTTGTCCAATATTCTTCCCGGTCAAGAGAAACGCCAGACGGTACAGGTTGAACGCTTAAATATGCATTTCCACTGGTATCCAGTACAACAGTGTTCGTTTCATACTGTTTTGTAATATCCCAAATAATTGGATTTGCATATTTTACGGAATTGATTGCAACAAAGTTTGAAATTTCTGTTTCAAGCTGTTTTAACTCATGCAATATCCAATCCATATTCATTTCATGGAAATTTGCATAAGGGAAAGTTTCAAATAATCCCATATAATCACTCCTTAATAGACTTGTAGACAGAACCTATTTTTGAAACTGTTGATAATAACATCAATGATATTGTATTCTGCAATCTTCCGTTCTTGTTCAATCATTTTCTGTTTGGTGTAGAATCCAGTGTTACCATGGATAGAACCCTCCCTGTCCAGTGCACGATTGCCAGTTTCATCAGACACAAGTCCGTCCTTAGAACGAACGTTAATATTGCCCTCGTTGGAATTGGTTTCGTGGTCGGTAGTCTGTGCGGCAACATCTACCTTTTCAGTAGGTGTAAAGTCTACTTCATTGTATGCACTTACAGCCTTGTTAGTTCCGGTGCTTGTGATGGTTTCACTGTCTCTATTGCTGTTTCCGTCAGTTGCAGTGTCACTGCTTCCGGTTGCTTCACTGTCAAGGTTCTTACTGGTGTTTTCGTCCTCAGTCCACTTTTCTTGTCGGTTATAGTTTTCGATAGGATTGTACTGCAACATGGTAGTTTTATATAGCCTATCCCATACAGGCAGTTCCTTTGCGCTCCAACGCCCAATCATAGCTTGCATAAAAACAGCATCAGGGTAAATGACTTCCAGTTCAGCAGTCTCCGCAAGTAGGTTATCCTTTACCAGTTCAATGTCCACACCTTCCGGGACAACCAGTTCTCCAAGGATTCCCTCATTCAGTCTTTTCAGTCCTAACAGGCTCACTGTTGCCGACATTATTAACACCCCCCTCGTAAGCGTCAGGGAAACGCCATTTGACAGAAATATCCAAGCCAAACATGTCGTTTGTAGCCTTGATAGATTCCTGCAACTCCTCAAGCCACATAGCGCATTTGCTCTGAGTTTCAATGTTATTGGCATTAACCTCGTCAGTGACAAGGCGTTCACGCTTATCGGTGTTAGCATTGGGGATACCAATGTCAGTGTCAAACATTGCTTCAATCTTGCGCATATCGCTCAGGATGTCAGAACTGATATAAACCTGCTTCAAGTTCTGTTCAAATGCTTCCCACGCCTTGCTTCCGTCATCCTTATAGAGATTCTTGTCGATAACCGTGCAGACTTCTCCGCTTGCAACACGGTCATACATCTTCTTGAAACTCTCAGCGGCGGTTTTATTACCTGCCGCAAACACATAGGCAAGGTGTGTATTCATCAAGTTCATGCCGACAGATTCAGCGCAAAGTGCAAGCATATCGGCATAGTATCCGACAATATCCATAATGCCGCCATAGTCAGGCTGTAAACGGATAATTGTACACTGGCTTCCGATTCTTGGCTGTAAGTTTCCACGCAATAGAGGGTTAGTGATAATTGCATTGGTAGGCTGATAGAAAACATTGTAGCCAGTAAGAGTGCATCCTTGGGGGATAACTCCGAACTTGCTTGTATTCACAACAGCCAAATATCCCCAACAGTACAGAACATATAGGAAATAGTTCTTGCTCCAATGCTCTGGAAGTTTCCACTTAAACAGAGACATTGCTTTCTGCAACAGATAACGGGCGAAATACTGCGACAGTGCAGTGTTTCTGCAATGTACAGTTGAAGGACTGACGGCGGAGTTAGCTACGTTGATATAATCGTAGCTTGCTGGGATTCTGTTTCCAACCAAGTTATCATCTCCTTTCTTTTATTTTGAACAACAGCCAAATCGGAATATTTCTGGGAGTTGGCGGTGTAGGCGGTTCTTCACCAGTAATATACTTATACCAATATTCAGCTTGTTTGCTTCTGGCAGGTTGAGGTTTTACAGTAGGTCTTTCGTAGTTGAAAAGAAACGCTTGTGCAAGATATGACGGTGAAAGAGTAGACTGAGAAAACTCTCTGAATGTCATAGGATATGTGTTTGTGCTAATCCATTGCAAGTGATTTTCCAACTCGTATTGGATACGCTCCATTTCCTTCTGCCCATTGTCTTGCCAACCACTACCAGCCCACTCTGAATAGTGTGTGTATGGCGTCCACTGAACAAGACCGTAGCCGCCTACAAATGGCTCAAGATTTTCCCAAATGCCTGGATTAAGAGTGCTTTCTGTCTGCATATTGCCAAACATGGCTGAGATTGCATTATCAGTCCATCCATTAGATTTGAAGAAATAGTGCATAAGGTCAGCATTATTTTGCATTTCAGACAGTGTAAGGTATCTGTTTCCTGTAATCCACGCCATAGGAACTCACCTACTCATAGAAATAGCCAGATTCCATGTAGTCTTTAATCATCTGGTTTTCTTCTCGTGTACCCGCAATAGCCACATCAGCATGCATAATCATTTGATAACCGGGAACGTCAGAAATTTTTCTAACCTTGCACAACGGTCTACCAAGGTCGGCATTATCTTCATCCACCAAACGATAGCAAATAGTCTTTAGCTGAACAGCATAAGAAAGTCCAACAATGCTACCATTTGAACTTGCTAACGTTGTCTGTGGGTATGCATGACTGACAGCATTGCCAATCATATCAAACACACTCCCAACTGCTCCGAGTATATTTCCCGTAGCGGCACTTGCCGCAACACTAGCACCACCCTTAGCAAAGTCTCCAATCATACTAAGAGACTGTTCTGCCATTTGTGCAAGCTGAATTGGCACACCAATCTGAGAGTATTGAACAGAGACAAGACCAGAGGAACTAATTGTAAGTCTTGCTTGATTTGCAATAATGTCAACAGTACATTGTGCAACCACATTATCTGTGGTGATAAGAGACGGGTCTAATACAATACTGCCAACACCGGGATAATATAATGTGTACGTTGTGAATGGCTGTTTGTTCAGATATTCTCCCCTGCTTGCGGCTTGTGGATGCTTTGTAACAGGAACAGTACTTGTAAAATACTTGAGCGTGGTGTTAAGCTGATAGCAAGGTACATCGAGTTCCCACCAACCAATAGGGGTTGTATCAAGTTTAGTTAGGTTTCCAGTTTCGTTTGGAATGATACTAAACGGATACCAAACGCATGACACAATATATTGTAGTGGATTGAACAAAACTTTTAACAGTTGGTCAGAGATTTCTGAAATACTACCGACATAATTTGTATTGCCAAGAAGATAGTTCATCAGCGTGTTCATTCTTGATTGCGTAAACAGATAGTAATGCGCCGCTCCCATACCGCCGTCTTTGTTATTGATAATTCCAAGAACATAAGAACCACTTGCCAGCGCGGTAGTCCACGGGCTTGCGTCTTTAGTAATGGTAATCTCAGGCGGTTGTTTAGTTGGATAGATAGGGTCTAAAATACCACCATCATACGTAAAGGAACTTCTTTTAACATACTGCGTGGAAGCCCCAATGCTTGCCTTCCAACTTGCTAACACATCAACTTCCATGTGGGCAGTCCACAAATGCCCTTCTGATACAGTCCAGTCTCTAATGAAATAGTATCTATTTCCAAGGTCTGAAATGTATGCGTAGTTATAGAAAGAGGGGTTTCCCTTTAAACCAAAGTCAAAGGTAATTTCCGGTCTTAATAAACTGGTGGGCATTTTGAAAACAGCTCTATGGTCTCTCTGTGTAGCACTTGCGTCAGGTCTCTTGGTGCTATTCTCTCTTTTCTTAAACTCATAGAGTGTTACTGTTAACATAAGACCTCCTTATTATAGGGGCAGGACACGAGGATAGTGCCCCACCCCTCCAAGTGCTTAGGCAAGCAACAGCACAACGCCCTTCTCGCTCATGTCCATGATAGCCCGGAAATTAACATGGTCATAAGTGTTCCAATAGCCAGCCTTGGCATTGAACGGAGTGACAGCCGCCCAGTTATTGACCTGAGCATAACCAAGCGCTTCCTCGTCAAAGATAACGCCAAAGATACCTGACTGTTCAACAGCTTCACCAGTAGTAGCAGTGCCGGTAGTATTGGTATACACCGGAGTAACGTTAATGGAATCGGGATTTTCAATAGACTGCCAGAAGTTAACTCCCTCGTAGTCAGTAAACTTAAGGTAGTTATCATGGAAAGTGTTAGCCTTAACCATAGCGTCAAACTGATCCATAGCCTTAGCATACAGATAAACCTTCTGTTTATTGGCAGGAGTGTGACGCATAACGTGCTTCTCATTGATAACAGTCTGATACATTTCAGAACGTTCAGTCATCATGCGAGAAATAGTGGCGATACGTGCATACGCCCACTGCATAAAGCTACTGAAATTCTCAGGCTGATAGACATTCTGTGCGGTCAACTTCAAACCAGTTTCTGCATTATACTCAGTCAGCAAGTGCACAACTCTGGTGGTCTGCTTCTCAGCCAACAGAGAACCAATGTAGTTAGCAAGGATACCTCTTGCAATGTTCTCTCTATACTGCTCCAACTTGTCAGTGCGGTTTCCGGTCACAAGTGAGTTGAAACGCATAAATTCCTCTGCATTGGTAAAGGCAACATCCAACTGGTCTTTGAAAATAGTATAACTATTCTCATAGACGGCCTGACCATAGAAATTAACCTGCAAAATGTCAGGCTTATTCAGGGCATACATATCGACGCTCTTTCCATCACCCAGAGGGGGTACTTGGTTAGCATCGTAGCCAACAGGCCAAGTGAACCGGGCATCGTCCTCAATGGGCTTATCTGCAATAGACAGCTTACGGACTGCATTGCCCCAACGCTCCATAGACATTTCCAGTCCGGAGAACTTACGGCTGTAGGGTCTAATGCTGAAAATCGTTCTGCCCCACATCTGAGACATTGCATTTAGAATAGGGTCATAGCCAGTCTTGAGTGCAGTCTGTGCCACACTGACAAACTCGCCGGGTGTACTGGCGGCAATAGTTACCTGTCCAGTTGCCTGTTTAACAAGGCTCTGCAAAATAGTGCCAGCCTGAAAAACAGTCATATCATTTACATTAGGCATAATTATTTATCTCCTTTCGGTGCGGGATTGATGATTTCCGCAAGAATTTCTTCGGGGGTCTGAACCTTGGGCTGATTCACGTTCATAATGTTACTACCCTGAACCATTCCAGTCAGCTTCTGCAACTCTGCAAGTACAGGATCAACAGGAGTAGGAGCGGGAGTAGGAACAGGAGCCGGAGTGGGGACGGGAGTAGGAACAGGAGCCGGAGCGGGGACGGGAGTAGGAACAGGAGCCGGGGTGGGGGTAGGAGTAGGAGTGTTGTTAATCATAGAAAGACCGGCAATCTGCTGTGCAGTAAATCCCGCTTTTGCAAGGGTCAGAATTTCTTCCGGTTTAAACATTCTGTCTCACCGCCTTAATAGCATAGCCGTTTTCGTCCCAGGTAATCATATACTTACCCTCTTTACACAACATGTCAATCTCCCGACCAGCCATGCTAACATCTCGCTTCATAAGGTCGGCAAGCGTAGTAGGAACGATTGCAGGTTCTCCAACGTTGAACCCATCTTTCATTTCCTGCTCAGTCCAACCACTATTCTCACGGGGAACAAGTTTCAGATTGAAACCTGCATCTGCAAGCGCCTTGTTAATGACCTCGTAAGAATCGCCATGTGCAAGCCCCTGTCTAATGATTTCCGTAATGCCCATATTATTTTCTTCCTTTCTTCAAATAAATTAAAATGTAGTGCGCTGTACGCCTACTGGAATAAACTTGACGTTTTTCCTTTTTGAAATATCCTTGAGAACTTCCACCACAGTCAAGCATAACTGCATCCTGCCATCCATAATTATGCAATAAAGTTGCAAGCTGTTCAGGCGTTTTCTTGGCTGTGCTTCCGTCCTTGGAAGCGTAAAGACACAATCTCCGTTGCCCGTTTACAAGTTTAGTTCCAATCGCCGTTCTTCCACGCTTACCGCCTTGTGCCACGTTATAGATAGGCTTGCTTAGTTCTTTACCATTCATTACAATGTTAGAACAAGCAATATAGTTGCTCCACCTGTCTGTCGGTACAATGTCAAGATGGAAACTGTTAGTATCAAAGTTATCCCAAACATAACCACGATAACTGTACTTGCCATGAAACAAGACCTCGCTGTCATATTTCAATGGGCAGACAGGTTTGCCGTCTCTCATACTGTAAAGAGTTCCGTTAATTGCGTAGTCAGCGCCAGTTCTGCTCATAATCGTAGACAGTGGCAAACGCTTTCTTGTTTTCTTATTCCATACGTTTTGGTAAATTTCAATTCTGTCAATGTCATCAAAGGGAATTGATACAGCTATTTCGTTCTGAATCTTTGCTCCCACAACTAACACGCTCCTTTAAAAGACTTACAACCTCTTTCAAATCTCTCAGAGCTTCTGTGTTTTCCTTGACAACCTCAGTCCAACGCTCACTTTCGACGGCGTGGCTTTCACGTTCCTTATTCTGCATCCAAAACATAACGCCTACGCATACAATGGGGAAACCAAGATTGCTAACAAGCTGAGTTACAGTTGCGACGTCCATATCATTTCTCCTTATAGCCGGATTTAGATTGAGAAGGGGGCTTCTTGCCCCAGTCAAGGGCGTGCACCAGCTTCCGGCTGTGACTTTGTGCAACCCCCTTCTCTGATTATAAATAGCATCATCGGAGATACTTTGTCAAGAGATTTTCGCAAAGATACTCCTCAAATGTTATTTTCTGTTGCATATAGGCTTCCCACAACCAACCATACATCCGTCTGAACCGCTGAATATCGGCTTCACTGTCGGAATATTGGGGTGGGCTACCCGCTTTGTGCATTGAGACATAATATGTGCCGTCAGACTTGTGTCGGTATACACAGATTTTCGATATTGCACACACGGGAACAAATTCCTTTATAGGTCTGCTCCCTACATTACCCATGTCATTGAAAGAAAACTTGTTATCCAGTGCCATTTCTGAAAAACGTGTTCCTTCTGTTGCTCTATACAGAACGGTATTGCGCTTTTCTTCCGAAATGGGGGACTTCTGTAACATATACAGGCAGATACCACGGCGGTTGTCTTGATAGACTTCTCTGCCCTTCTCCAACATGTCAGTCGCTTTCTTAACAAGATTGAAACCAATAAAGACAGGGTTGGCGACATCGTTTGCGTTTGCGAGACATAGAAGTTGTACGGGTTTCTTTCCTTGAAGCTCTCTGTTTCTGTTAACGGTCTCGTAGCAGTTCATAAGGGCTTCAAACTCATTCTTAATCGGTCTTTCATGACGCTCTGGAATAAATTCATCAAATATCATAAGGTCAACGTCTGAAGCGTCAAAACCTCTGATATTTGAGAACGTAGAGAGTGCGGCTGAATACCCAATCGGCTTGCCATCTGGAATTTGCTTCCCATCTTCATTTACTTTGAAGTAATAGAACGCACTGTTATATTTTGTAACAGGCGAACAGCTAATGTTTAAATTCCTATCCTCACATATTCGCTTAAATGGTGAAAATTCAGGTCTTGTCACAATATCTGCTTGCGCTTGCGTTCTTCTTATGAATAGGAACGTTCTTTTTTCTTCCAGACACTCAACCAAACTTCCATAGGTTTTGCCTGTCCCTCGCCCTCCAACTGCGAAATTGAAGGGCAAGGAACGGCTCAATAGGTCATGGATATTCAGATAGCCGCTATCTAAGTAAATGCGGCTCATATTGTCTTAGAGAAGGGTACAAGTAATGAACTCACGGCCCGCCTTAGAAGTGCCAGAAGTAACGCCAACAGAGAAATCTTCGCCCTCCATCAGTGTTGCAATGTTCAGGAAGTCCTTCTTAAAGGTTACGCTGTTGGTAGCAAAGACAGAACCGTCAGTATCCATTACAGACAGAACTTCCACTTCCTTGTTATCCTTGCTGTTGAAATCAGTGTAAATGCAGTACGCATACACATCAATGCTGGAACCAACATAGTCCTTCATTTTCTTAATACCGGCGTCCATGGTCATCTTGTACAGTTCCTTCTTGTTCAGTTCCTTGCTAATTTTAGTGATAGTCATTGTTCTTTCTCCTTTTAAATAAATTTTATTTACCACAGCTTGTGCTGTTGGTTACAGATTGTAATAAATAATGTATGCTTTCACAATTCTATCAAATTCTTCAAGAAATTCATCCAACACATCTCCAACAGGGGTACTATGCAATCGCTCCCAAAGTATTAACATTTCTTCCATACATTCATGGTCATTCATATTCATGCCTCCTTATGCTGTTGATTACACTCATATTTGAAAATTAAATTCCAAATATTATCCATAAATTCTTCTTCTGTATAGAACGCATCATCTACATAGTCATCATACATTTTAATGACAGCATCCACAAATTCTTTATCACTCATATTCATACCTACTTTCAGTCAATAGACGCTTATAGTCGGCTGTCAATCCTAACGTGTAAGTGCTTGGTCGAAGGCAGACATTAGACGTAATTTTTCCTGTTCTTCCTTCCGCTGTGTACTCTGAAATGCAGGGTTTGTCATTATAAACTGCTTCAAGTCCTCCTGCTTTCTCAAATGTGAATCCCTCGTGAAATGCTGTGATACCTCCATGGGCTTCTAACTCCTTTCCTCCAAGATTCTTTGAAACTCCTGCAATAGTGCAAACTAATTTATCCTCTGGCTTCTCTCTGTATACATATTTCTTTGCTCCCATCGTTCTAAACTCGCACATATCATGTTCTTTCTCGTAGACACCCATATAATGTGTGATTCCAGCCGGGTCTGTTGCATACGCTCCGCTTTCTTTACTGTCTTTAATACGTTCTGCGTTAAACTTATCGAGATTTATCTCTCCAAGGTATTTCACAGAATCCGTATCACAGTATACAAATTGTGGAGCATTGGGGTCATCAATATCACCGTGCGCAAGCTGTATTCCTTCTTCCAGTCTATATCTTGCCCACGCTGTTACCCATACACCCCATTGATAGGCCAGAAATGCTTTTTTGTTGTATGCTTTTAGAAGTTCTTCCTCATTGTCATTCTGCTCTTTAAAATCTTCTTCAATGAATAGAATAGACTGTTTAACAGGGTCTTGAGCACACATTCCATACAGAGAATTTAGCTTGTTCTTGGATTTCATATAGAGAAGTTCTTGACCCTCTACATTCTTCAACTCAGTTTTATAATGATAATATTGGCAAATGGTTTTTATTAACGGTTTAGGAAGATAACCATATCTGGCTGTTGCAAAGTCAAAGAACTTAATATCTTTCCAAGAATACTCAGATAGTAAAATTTTTAGGTCTATATCCGTTATAGTTGATTCCAGATAGTCAGCGGAGATTATCCGTCCGTTATCTATCAGAGGATTCTCAACGTATCTACACTTAGAAAGTGACAAGTAGGGACACCCCCAATCTATACGTTTTAAATAAACCCCCGTAATTGCAACTCGCATTAGACAGGCTTTTTGCCGCTTGCCAATCATTTTGATTACTTCTTCATAGGATATATTTCCCAGACGATAAAATTCGCTAATAGGAAACTTGCAATTACACATTACATCAGGATAACTGCTACTTCTATCGGCACTATGCACATTATGTAGCGTATAATCTGCATAATATCGGTTTGCGTGTGTGTTTCCTCCCCTAAATGCTTCTCTAAGCATCTTATAAATTTCATAATCCGGTAATTGACCTTTAATGAAACTCTGTGACACTTCTGACATTGCTTTCTTTGCGTCACGCCTTACATAACCTGTTGAAGTCAAAGGAAATGTATAGAGGTTGTCACCATCATGCTTCATTTCTATCTCTATTGCTTCAACTAAGCCTTGCACATCATGCACACAATAGGCTATTTCATCATCAGTTAATTCAGTCCATGGATACCGCAATTTGTCATAATCAAATGTTCCTGTCAGCTTTTTATGTTTAACGCCCATTTTCTTTGTATAGGTGTCCAGATTCATATTACTGTGAATGTATGAACACCGGAACTCAAAATGTTCGTGCATGTTGCATTTTAGAACTTTTCTTGACTTAACTGCAAATACTTCATCAGGCTGAAAATTGTAAATACCTCTCAAAAACTGAAATTCATAGGAAAGATTGTGCACAAAAACAACCAAAACAGAATCATCAAGAATGTTCGCCAGTTTACGTTGAAATGTTTCAAATTGTTCCCATGTCCTCCCAACTACTGTGTATTCATCACCAAATTGCCATTGCCAAACATACATTATAGATTGCTCTATATCTGCTAATCGTGTAGTCTCAATGTCAAATGCTGTGATTAAATCTTTGTATTTCGTTCGCTTTTTCGTTCGTTGATTGCCTGATTTCCTTTTAACAAGTGGAATTTCATACAGCCAGTCATAAGGGAATTTCTCAGGCGGAATTATCATAGAAACTCGTCTAATTCTTTAAATAAGTCGGCTGACGATTTTTCATTTTCGTTATTTTTCCGCTCATGTGGCTCGTCTCTCTGTTTCTTCCACTCTTTGAAATCTTTTAAAAGTTGTGCAGATTTGTCAACTCTTTGTGAAGCTCTCTCAAATGCTTCTGAATCCTTAATTTTCTCGTAAAAGTCAAGCGCAACTGTTGAACCGTATCCTCTGAACTCACTATCTTTCCATTCTCTGAAAAATTCACCAACATCAATGAAGTTAGATTCATCAATGAATGTATATCCATGTTCGTGGAATGTTTGAATAGCTTTCCTACGCTGACGCTTAATTCCTGCAAGTGTACCTGTTTCCGCTTGCATCATTTTAGCGACCTCCGCAAGTAATATCTTGCGTTCGTATGGTCTAAGTTCAGAGGAAGGTTTAAACCTGTTCTGATTGTAGTACCATGTTTTAGACGCTCTACCAATATCGGACTTGGAAATTACTCTTAATCGCTCTTGTGCGATTTTACGTAATCTTGTGTATTCAGCTTGGATATTTTCGTCTGTCCAAACATCTGCATGACGTAGAGCATCGAGAGTATAATATTCAGGCGTTTCCTTGGGATCAAGAATTTCGCCTGTATCCGGGTTTACCAGACGTTTTGTTTTGCTCATACCGCTCAATTTCCTCCCTAAAGAGCAGTCGGCATAATGCCGACACGCTCATATCCTGTTCATAGGCTACCCGCCCAATTTCTGCCTGTAATTCGTATGGTAGGGATATGCACATGTGCCCTGTTGAGCACTTTCGAGAATTAGATTTAACCAAAATTCAAATTCCCTCCTCTCTCGTTTGAGTGTGATTCGTAGTGTAGGAAACACTTTCTTTAAACTGCTGGCGAGTTCAAGGGCTTCTTCTAAGTTAGTTGTAAGATATGCACGTGCTCCTGTTAGCCAGTATACCGTCAAAATATAATTCGTTGTTTTCATCTGCAATCCCTCCACGTATACTCAAAGCCTTTACCGTTGTAATAATCGTGCTTGAATTTTGCAATGTGCTGTGCGCTGGTGCTGGTATAGCCATATACAAGGCGTAGGAAATCAATGAATACCGGGGCGGCTTCTGGTGTTCTGTTATACACGGCGGCTACAATCGTATTGTAGGAACGTAACACCGTGAAATGAGTTGTAGTGTAAATATGGGCTTGGCAACTTCTAAGGCGTTCCCAATAGAGCAAACCGTCAACACTGATTTCGGCATTGAGTTCATCAATATACTGTTCAATAATGGCGTTATCTGCAATCTGTTCTTTCTTGGTCATGGCTATTGCTCCTTTTTCATTTTATAGTGGCCGTATATGTCCGATACCCCAGACAATGTTTCACGTGAAACGCTTAAAATGTAAACTTTTCCTTTTCGGATTTCACTTTGGGCTGGAACTGTGCATAGCAAGCATCCACAGCGTCACGGATTGCCTGGAACATGTTCTCAACTTGTTCTTCCGTGTATTCGTAGTTGCTGGAAGCGCAATTGCTGAGAATATCCAACTTGTCAATGACAGCATTGACGCGGGGGCTTGCAATACGAATAAACTTCTCGTTTTTGCTCTCGTTTTCGGGGATGATGGTATTAGTCTTTGCCATAATAATATACCTACCTTTTTAATAATATTTTAGGCGTGTTGCCTATGGAATAGGGCTTTTAATGGATAAACCCTTTAGAACCATGTGTTTCACATGAAACTTAATTATATTTCTCACCCGTTAATGCCTCGTACATTTCAACCGCAACGGCGAAACGTGCGCAACATGTAATTGATCTTGAATCCTCTTTACCTACATTATTAAGCCACCATTTCGCATCATTGAAATATTGCTCAGCGATTCCACGTGCTTTAACCTTTCTTTCTTCCATAGTCATTGCATTTACCTCTTTCTTTTTGTTTTATTGTCTTGCTTTTTCTTCCCTCTTTCTGATTATAGTATATCACATTATATGAAAATGTCAATACTTTTTTGCATTTTTTATTATATTGTATGCTTATGATAGATATCACATATACTTATGTTAGTGCTTTAATGCGATAAAGAATCCTGTGAAAGTTTTAACAATCTCCCTGTCCACGGTGGGGAAACAAGTGTCCACGAGTGGCGGTTAATCTATCAC